GGCAGACGGTCGAATAAGGCGCATTGAGACGCAAAAAGAGGCCCGGAGGGTAAAACACCCGCCGAGCCTTTTTCGTTGCTCTGGGAGCTTGTGTGAAGCTCTCAGAGCCTTTTTATTCTGCTGCCGGTACGGCTTCGGCCGCGATCTGCTGCACGGCCGTGGCTGCGATCGTAGTCGCTACGCTTGCAGCTGTCGCCGCTGCGGTTGTCGCTGCGGTTTTGTCAGACTCCGGCGTCTTGATTTCGCGGCATACCTGCTCGATCTTGGTTTCCACCCATGCGTCAAAGTCGCCGTAAATCTCGCCCAGCGCATTGACGGCAGCGTCGCCGAGGATCTCCAGTGTCTTGTCCTTGGCCTTGTTGAAGGCTTCGATCTGTTTCTCCTTGGTGAATTTGCCCTCAGCTTTCAGCGCGTCGGTGAAGGTCTGGGCCGTATAGGTGACGGCCTGCGCCACCGCGTCGGCCGCCATGTTCATGTACTTGGCCGCGGTTTCGTTGTCGAGCTCCTTCTCGATCTGGGCGGTACGCTTTTTCAGCAGCGCCACCAGATAGGCCCCGCCCGTTGTAATGAGCAGGCAGAGGACAGGCACGCAAGCGTTCACGATCTGCTGCATTGTTTCATTCATGGCGATCCCTCCTTAGATTAGTTTATTGACAATTTGCTGCACGGCTGCGTAGTTGTAGCCCGCTGCTTCCAGCCGCTTTCTGCGGTCGGCTCCGTTGCCCCATTTACCCGCGATCACTTCCTTGGCGATCTCGGTGTTGGACTTTTTGGCCTTCTGGCCGGAGAGCTTCGCATTGACGGCGCTCTGCACGGCGTCGTAGTCATACCCGGCCGCGGTGAGGCGGCTCTTGCGGTCGGGCCCGTTTCCCCACTTGCCAGCCAGTACCTCGTCTGCCAGCTGCGCCACGGTCTTTTTGCCGGTGCTCCCTGCGGGTTTGCTGCCGGTGTTTCCAGAGCTGGCCGCACCGCCCTTGAATTTCGGCAGGCCATAGCCGCGAATATACCGGCCATTCACCTGCATGGTGCGGCGGCCCACGGCGTCGCTCATGTTGCCCTCGATCACCTTCATGGTGGAGCCGCTCACGCTTTCCACAATGCCGACGTGATCCGGCCAGCCGGTATTGTCACCCGCGCCGGAGTCGTCCCAGTCGTAGAAGATAACATCACCGGGCTGCGGGGTGTGGGCGTCGTTTTCCTGCCATGCGCCGAGCTTCTGGAAAAGCTGGATCATTTGCCCGCACCCGCACTCGGTCGGGATAATGTCGGTCAGGCCGCACTTGATCGCCATGGCAGACACGAAGGTGGCGCACCATGCGTCCGTATATTTCACGGCGTAGCCTCTGGCGAGGGGCTTGTGTCCGTTGTAAATGTCAATGATCTGGCGGTGGCTCCCGTCTGCTTCCTTGCAGCCGATAAAAGACGCCGCCGTGTTTACAAATTTCTGTCTGTCGCTCATATTGCCTCCTTCCTGCTTTCCGGGTGCTGCCGTGCTCCCGGTGTAGCCGTTGAGCTTGTTTTTCTTGATCTCCGCCTCATAGTCCACAAAAGCGGTGTCCATGTCCACGTCGCCGGAGATACCGGCCACGCGGCCCTTGCTGGAGCTCTGCCACATGTTGAAGGCGTGGCCCGTATAAGTGGGCGAGGCCGTCCACTGGGCCAGCCAGAAGTCGAAGCGGGCGAGCGCCTGCATGTCCAGACGATTGCGGGCCCAGTCTGCATTACAGTAAAAGCTCGCATAATAGCCCGCAGCCTCCAGCGCGGAGCAGAACGCCGTCACCATGTCCGTGAGGGTTTTCTTTCCGAGCCCTGCCTGCGTCTTGTCCTCAATATCGAAGGCGATCGGGTAGAGGATCCGGCCCTTATACCGGGCGAGCTGCTGGATCGCAAACGCCGCCTCCTTCTTTGCGCCCTCTACATTCAGGGCGTAACTGTAAAAATAGCAGCCGACGGCGATCCCGTTCGCAAGAGCGCCCTCGACGTTTTTCTGGTAGAAGTTATCGACGCCGCAGGCTGCGCCGTTCTTCCCTCCATAGCCGAGCCGGATCATGGCAAACTTTACGCCGTCCCCGGCTACCTTGGCCCAGTCGATCGCTCCCTGCCACTTGGAAACGTCGATCCCTTTGATTTTTTCCATAGTGCTGTTACCTCCTATGTGTCGAAGTTGTGCGCCTCCGGCTGTACGCCAGACAGCGCCATGAGCTTGATTTTGTTCTCGGCCTTGGCTTTCGTGTAATAGAAGCCGGTCGCGCTCGCCATTTCAGCGAACACGGCCGGTATCAGGTAGGCCAGCGCCGAGGTGTCCATGGTGAGCCAGATCACGCGGCAGGAAAAGACGGTGATCGCTACGGTGACGATACTCACGCCCAGAAAAATGAGCTTTGAAAACTCCACTTTTTTCTTCTCTGCTGCAGCAGCTCTTAGCTGCCGGATCTGTTTCCTGAGCCGCCGGTTTTCCTCTTTGAGCTGCTCGATCTGTATCTGCGGATCCTCGGCTGTGGATCCCGTTGTTTCGTATTCTCCGCGCATGGTTTCCACCTCCCTTAGTCAAACAGTGCGCCGATCCCCTGCTCGGTCAAAAAGTCCTTTTGTTCGTGCTTTACCTTTGCCGCATATTCCAGCGCGGCGTGCATGTCGCCATTACAGTGAGCGTCGGGGATCCGCTGCACGGCCTTGGCTGTTGCTTCGCCGAGCGCGATCGCAGCGCCTACGCCCTGCACCAGAAAGAGTTCTTGACGTTCCCGGAGCTTCTCGCGCTTTTCCTGCTCTTTCTGCCGCTCTTTTTCCTCGTCTTTTATGCGCTGTTCTTCGTCCTCCCTCTTTTTCTCCCTCTTTTGGATCCGGCGTTCAATACACCAGAAGAAAAAGCCCGTCAGCGCCGAGGGTATGCTGGCGGTTATAATAATTTCTGTTATGTCCATGTGTTCACCTCCTGAGAAAATTCGCTTTCTCTGCGTTTGAAAATGATGTTTCGCTCGATCCACTTCTGGAGCCCGCGGGTGGCACAATGCCCCAGCATACCGAAGTAGCTCTGCATGGTTGCGTCCACCGCGTCGAAGTCAATCAGCCACGCCTCATACTCCTTGGCAATATACCGCATACGGGCCTTCATTTTCTTGACGGCCTGCGGCGTCGGCTTGCGCCTGCCCGGATAGATCCGGCAGCCCACGAAGGTGACGCCCCGGCAGACGAGGCCGATCGTGGTCTTGCTGTTGAGTTCGAGGTGCAGCACGTTGTTGAGATATTCCTCAATGAGCACGCGCCACTCGTTCAGTGTTTTGGCGTCTTGGTGCAGCAGCACCATGTCGTCCATGTACCGGACGTAGTAGCGGGCCCTGAGCTCGTGCTTGATGTACTGATCCAGCTCGTTGAGGCAGACATTCGCGAGCAGCTGGCTGGTGAGGTTGCCGATCGGCATACCTACCTCAAATAGTCGCTCGGACGGCGGCACCTCGTCGGCGCTTTTGCCCGGAGGTAGGCCGAACGGCGTATGATCGCAGCATACGATCACGCGCATGAGCCAGAGAAAACCGTCCTCGCCCGGATATTTCCGTACTAAAATACCGAGCAGCACCTCATGGTCTACCCGGTAGAAATATTTTGAAATATCCAGTTTTAAGTAGTGCCAGCGTGGCCCTGGCTTTCTGTCCACCTGCTCGGCCCAGTATTGCAGCCGGTCGGCTGCTCTGGTGGTTCCTTTGCCGACGCGGCAGCCGTATGAGTGGTAGATCATGCCGTTGTCGAGCTCTTGGTTGACTTGCAGATATATGGCCCACTGTACGACGCGATCGCGGAAGCCCAGCGCCATAATGAGGCGGCGCTTCGGCTCCGAAACGTAGAACTGCCGGTACTGGCCCACGGTGTAGGTGCGCCACATGAGGTCGTTCTGTATGCCGATCAGGTTTTCCTCCAGATTGGCCGAGAAGGCCACCACGTCGCTGCGGTACCACTTTTCGCTTGCTGCCTCGTGGTATGCGTTCAGCAGGTTCTCCCACGAGTATATCCTCTCCAGAAGGGAGGGCCGGTTTGCTGTTTCCATGTCCTCACTCCTTTACTGTCAAAATAATGGCCCGCGTGTGACACTCCTTGGCGTGTCCGTTCCCCTATAGTCGCCACACCATAGGATCCCGGCAGCCTTCACCCGCTTGCGAGGGAACGGCCAGCCTCCGCGGTTTGCCCGCCGCCTCTGGCGACTTTCACCAGCAGGCTGCACGGGCTCTGATCTTTGGCCTTGTCGGCCGGGAAATGCGTCCCTTTTGCCTTGCTGTTTCTGCTGAGCCGTAGCCCGCAGACAATAACAAATAAGGCGAGAGCGGAGCGGAAGCCCACGTTCCAGTTCACATTCGCGCGGGAGTT